AAACGCTTCATCAGAGTTGACTATTTTTAATCCTGTGCCACCTGTAGATTTCTTCACAACATATGATTTACCACTACCAGGCCCACCTGCCATAAAGAATGCTTTAAAAATGTTGGGGTCGTACAATCCCTCTTGTAATTGTTGAAATGTTTTCATTGTCTTTTCTATAGTTTTCTTTTGTTTTATTTATATCAATTTTTGTTTCCCTAGTTCTAGGTTGACTTAAAAAATTCATGTTCTTAATTTTGTTTTTAGCTTTATTTGTCATATTAAACTCCAAATTTTTGTTGGTTAATCAGACATGATATAATTTTTACTATAGTTGCCTCCTTAATAGAATTGTGTATGTAACATTCCCTTATCTCCTTTAGGTTCTGTTCCATCTTTGTTTTGTGGTAGCTCTTGTGATATTGAATCTTTAACTAATGTCATAACAATTTCGTGTCTTTTATTTGGTGCATCAAATATATGTCTTAATTTTGACACTAGATATCTTCCAGAGTGATAGATGTCAAATTTGTCTTTGGTGTGTTCTGCCCCTATTACTGGCATGTTAAACTCCACAATATCTCCACAAACTACTGTCGTGTTGCCATTAACTTGCATAGTTATACTTGTACCAGAGTTCAATTCCATAAACTTTGCCTTTCTTTGTAGATAAGTCTTTGATAATGTATTAGGTGTATATGGATTTACCACTTCATTTAAAGCATTTGTAATGTAGTGTTGAGCGTCATTCCCATTTATTGTTGCTGTGGGGTGTACAAGCACTACTGAATCATCAAAATTACCTAAATTATTTCCAAACTCGTCTAGTGATACTTCATTGTAAATAGGATTATCTTTTCCAACATCATTATAGTTCACTCTTTTGTATTTATAAAAATCTTGAAAGTAATCGTGTCTATCCACGCTATATGATTTACTTATTACATCATGAGTTATCATTTTAGACGCTAACATACCACCCATAATATTTTGAAGTGTGTCATTATTTGATTTTATCTCATAATTTATCACTCTAAAATACTCTTGTTCTAAGTTAGTTTTTTTATCTATTGTGCCAACATCTCCAGCGTGATAAAACCCTGTGGTCGCTTGTCTAAACAAACTTTCTACTGACCTAAAATGTATACCAAGTGTATTTTCATAAAACAAGTAATGTGGTGAACCATATTCGTTAGACTGTGCCTCTCTCATTAATCTCTTAATTGCATCAAATGGATGACTATTTGGAATAACTAATTTTCTAATATTTTTAGTTGGTTCTATAAAAAGTTCTTTATTAGTGTTAATATATTTTGCATTGTTTAGTAAATCATATGCAATATTACTAATTGTTGATGTGTAACTTCTGGAAACTCTTGTTCTTTGATTTCTTAACATTTCTGGTGAACAAAAATGTAATTGTATTACTTGAGCTCCTTTTGCATCTATTTTATCATCTATTTTTGTAACTGAAAATACTGTTTCTGTATAATCTATTGCATGTTCTTCTAAACTAGGTGTTTCTATTTTTAGAGAAAGATAATCTTGTCCTGTAATCGGCATGTTCATTAACAGATTGTTTGCATCTGTGAGAACAATAATCCTTGTCATTGATGTTGAAAATATATCTTCAAATAAACTTAGAGAAATGTATGTGCGTGATAAATCTACAACATTACCAGATGATGACATTAATTTAAGTTCAGATACACTATACTCACTAGCGTAATTTAGTTTTGCCATTAAATAATACTCTCATTCATTAAAGATTTAAATTCACCAACAAATGATGGCACAAAACTAGGGTCTAACAATCTTATTTTTCTTTTTTTATCTTGTTGTGCTTGTTCGTGTTCAAAATTAGTGATTGCAGTCGCTGTTGGATAATCTGCGTTACTAGTTCCAACATTAATTTTTTTAGATGTATCACCAGAAGATTGTGGTATTTCATAATGGTGTATTCCATTTACATTATCGTATTTGTCATTTACAAATTGTTGGAACTGAGCTTCTGACATGGGCCAATCGTGAAATCTATCAGTAACATCATTTAATAATAAGATTACCCAATGTAATTCAGAATCTCCATATAATTTATGTGCAATAGATTCTGGTGTTTCACCATTCTTCACATCATAAGTGTCATATAGTGAAGTATTAGTTTTTATCTTTGCTCTGACACCTACTCGTCTAAGTAAATTCTTAACATCTTTAAATTTACCATTTCCTTCTGCATCATATGGTATTGTTGGAAACTCTTTAAAATACATATTAGAAACCCTCTGCTACTCTTTCTCTTGTAATTAGTTCTATCTCTACAAAATTTAATGTTATGCTTGTTTCAACAGGTGGGGCACCAGCGTTAGTTGATGATGCATCAAAAGTTTTATATCTATCACCACCATAAGTAACATCCATGTTTTCTAGATAACAAGTAGAAACTTTATTTAGATAACTGTTTTCTGCATTTTGATACATGTACTGTATATCAAAAGTATTTGGAACTGTTAGTTTTCTACCTTTTGTATCACCTTCAAAAGATGGTAACATATTAAATTTAAATGCGTAAATAATTTCTTGTATTTGGTCTGCCTCTGCCTGACTTCTTGGCATCATTTTAAATTCATATGAAAACTTTCTTTTACCTATCCCTTTAAATGCTAATTCCATTCTGTCTGCAAAAATAACTCCTTCCATCATTTCTTTGGTTTCTAACGCACCACCAAAGCCTGGCAGTTCTCCTATTCCTTTCAAACCAAATCTTATTCCAGCATCACCTATTTCACCTGCTGATTGATTTATAGCATTCTTTAAATCTTCACCTGAAGTAGCTGTTGAAATTATACTAGCAACTTCCTCTGTAAATATTCCAATCTCTGTATCAGTATAGTTAGCACCATACTGTACTTTTATATTTGTAGGCATGTACATAGCAATTGCAGTATCTAATCTTGTTGTTGGCGCTCTCTCTATTCCAATTGTAGAATTTTTATCTTTTATTCTTTGTTTTTGTATTATAGGGTTGTGTTTAATTCTGCCTGTGGTATCTGTTTTTAGATTACCAATCACATCTGTATAACCACTTAAAAGATTATTTGATGTTATGTTTGCAAATGCTTTTTGCAAAAACCCACCTGTTTTAGTGTCAAATTCTTTTACCACAGCTGGCATTTTTCTTTTTTGTAGTTCTTTTTGTATATTCAATGAACCCTCTGCTTTATCAGTTGAATCACCAAATTTTAATTTAGCACGATTTTGTTCATTGATAAAGAACATGATATAATGTCCATTATTACCAATGCCAGGGTCAGCGCCCACATCAATAGGATATGTCAACATCTTTGTTGATTGTTGTGTGCGATTAATTGGTGCAGTAACAGATGAATCTGCCCCACCAATATCACCACGAATAACGCTACCTATATTACCAGCAACCCTTCTTAGATTTTTTCCTAGTAGTCCTGTAACGGCAGATTTGCCTTGTCTTTTGAATACATCAATTCCCATGTCTAAATAGTCCTATAGATTTTATAGTATTTATAACGATTATGACATATAAAGGAAAGTTTAAACCTAAAAACCCTGCTAAATATAAAGGTGATGTAAGAGAAATAGTGTATCGTTCATCATGGGAATTGAAGATGATGAAGTATTGTGATACCACTAAATCTGTTGTTGAATGGGGTAGTGAAGAATTGGTGATACCATATGTATCGCCATGGGATGGTCGTTATCATAGATATTTTCCAGACTTCTATGTAAAAGTTCGTGATAAGAATAGTAATATAAAGAAATACATTATTGAGGTTAAACCTAAACATCAATGTACACCACCAGAAAAAAGTCCTAAACGCAGAACAGGGGCTTGGTTCAATAAAGTTAGAACATGGGGTATCAATAAAGCGAAGTGGGATTCTGCGAAAGAGTTTTGTTTAGACCACAATATGGAATTTAAGATACTAACCGAAGACCATTTAAACCCTCGTTAAGCAACATATTGTCCATTGACTAATCTCATTCCACTCACATCTGTGGCAGGTATTGCATTTTGGGTAACATTTTTAGCGTTATTATTTTTACTGTTATTAATATTGTTCTGTACTACAGTTGGCGATTTACCTTGCATTAGTCCAGCGAGTTTGTTCATCGCTTGAATAGTCATTTCTTCAGCAGATAATTGTTTTTTCTCTGGTGTTTTATTATCTATATTTTGTAGAGATTTACTTCCTTTTTTTGCTTCTTCTTCTTGAGATTTCAAACCTTTCTGAATGTTTGCAAACATTTGTTCTTCTGACATACCATATGCTTCTTTATTTCTTTTACTTTGAATGTCAGCTTTAATTTTCTTATCTACCTCTTGTGCTCTATTAGTGTCAAACAATTCTACATCACTATTTGTGAGAAAATTATACGCTTTAATTAAATTATTTGCAACACTTGATAATGCATCTTTTATATTAGCGATTATTCTTGAAAATATTCCTGCTATACCACCTAGTTCTTTAAATTTTGCCAATATTTCATCTCTAAAATAGTAAACAAGAAAAGCAATAGCAGCAACAATAGCAGCTATAGCTAATCCGATAGGATTTGCAATTAGAGGTGCTAACAATGCTTTAAGTCCCATTGCTAAACCTTTAATCACACCAAATATACCAAACATACTAGCTTTTATTATACCAATAAATCTTTTTGTTTTTGCAAACCTCACACCAAAAGGATTTTTTCTCAATTCTAATGCCATAAATTTTAAGGCAGCGAATGTGCCTTTAAGAGCAGCAACAGCAAGATTAACAATAAGTGTTGGTTTTAGTAATGCAAGAGCACCAAGAAGAACCATAAAATTATCTTTAATAAGTGCAAGTAGTCCATTTTCACCTGTTAGTGTAAAATCAAATTTCTCAATATCCTCATAAAAATCTTTAAGTGCTGGTAAAATATCATCTACAATAAAATCAGTAATCTTTTTAAATGAATCACTTTTTAGAAATTTTGCAAGAACAAAGAAAGCTGCACCTGCTAGTAATGCTTTTAATGCTGTAGGTGTTTTACCAACAAAATCTTTGAATTTACCACTAAGACCCTCTGTGGACTTTGCAATTCTTTCTAAGAAAGTTAACGATTGAGTTTCCCTTCTTTGTTTTTCTGCTTCTTCTTCTTCAGCAAGAGCAGAAGATGCTTTTTTAAACTCTTTACTACCTGAACCAGAAATTTCTTCAATTTCTTTTAATTGCTTTCTTTTTTGTTCAAAACCCTCATCTATTCTATCTTGTCTTTCTTGTTCAAACTCTGATATACCTTTATATTGTAATGATAATTTTTTTCTTCTTTCTTCCTCTTTTTTATCTTCTTCCTCTTGTATTTTTCTATTTAATTCTTCTTCAGCATCAAGTAATTCTTGTTGTTTTTTTTGTTTCTGCTCTTCTTGTCTTTTCTTATGTCTAAGAAAATCCATTTCCATTTTTCTTTGTTGTTCAAAAGGAATACCAGTATCCATTATTTTTTACCTGAACCTACATATAATCCAAACCAAGCGGCACCTGCCCCTACAATTACCGATACAAAAGCAGATTGTGCATTTGTTGGGTCAGGTAGTGTCATGAACCACTCTGTTGTTCTGTAAAATGCAAATCCATAGAGTGTGATTAACATTCTAGGAAATACACGCCATCTATCAAAACTAGAGGCAGAACTGTTATACCAACTCTCCTCTTTAGTTTCTACTTTTTTTTCTTCTTCAGCCATATTTTTTACTTTCCTGTTCCATTCTTTTATTTTCTTCTCTAATAAAGTTTTGTAGTAATCCTACATATATTTCTCTTTCCCACGGCAACATATTCTCTATCTCTGTCAATGAGTATTTATGGTGTTGCATCATTGCAAAGTTAGTTTCATAGTAAGATTTTAGGCTCTCATGAGAGAGCCCTATTCTAAAAAATTTTGTAGACCCTCTAACAAAATCTCACTTTTTACATTTGTATTAGGGTTCACCACCTCTATCACATGTCTTAACTTTGGCATAGTTTCAAAAAAATCCATCACTCTTGAAAACTGTTCTGCATCTAATGAATCAATAAAATCATCTAAGTCTTTCTTTGACATATCAACTTTATTATATGAGTTTTCACCAAAATGAATTTCTTTTACACAATCTCTTACCACATCAAACATGATGTCAGCTCTTTGGTCATTAGCGTATCGTGCTGATGATGATAGAATAGGATAATCAAAAACTATTTTTACATCATCTGTAATTTCAACAACATTTGTATGGTCGTCTGTCATTTGCACTTCAATATCATTTATATCAAGCACAAAATTTACTTTTGTTTCTTCATCATCTGGACAAGTAGCAACTAAATCAACTTTTTCACCGACAGATTTTGCTCTTACTTTTAAGAAAATATATTCTGCATCAAATAGTGGGCATGTTTTTGCATTTACTTTTCCAAAAGTACAATCATTAATTAATGATGATACTGCATTAACTAATTCCTTACTATCTTTTGATTCTTGTGCTAATAATAAAGTTTTTTGTTCTTTTACTAAAAAAGGTCTATATTGTACACTTTCCCCTGTTGATGGTAATGTTAGTGTGTAAGTTTTTTGTTCAAGTTTAGGTAAAGCCATAATTTTTCACTCCAATTGTTATAATCTACTTAATACTTTAGGTATTCTATTTAATAATTTTCTTTCTACTTGGTCTGCAAGAACTCCTTGCAATCTATCTAATAATGGTTTAGGTAAATCTGCCTCATCTGTTAAGTTTTTCCAATATCTATATGTGAATGTTATATCTACTTCTTGAGCAGAATCTGCCGGAGCACCAGATAGTGCTTGGTCGCCAATAACTTTTGGAAAACACTCAACTAATTCACAACCATATCTTCTGTTATTTCTTTGGTCTAATTGAAATATTTGTATTGTTCCTGTATAGTCATCATAATAATTTACTGCAAAAGTTTGAGGATTAAATGCAAGTCTTTGCCAAGTTTCAAAAAACTTTTTCTCTCTCATATCATTATGACAATAAAACTTTGCAGAAATATCACCATAAGTAAATCCATCTACAATCTCTCTGGTTGGGCCATAAATATTTGTATCTTCTGTTGTTGTCATGTTCCTGCCAGGAAATGATATAGAATGACATTGATAAGATACATCTTTAACATCTTGTCCACCCACTTGACCTAACAATACTTGTGAAAATAGATTAGTAGAAGCAGCAGGCCCACCTGTTCCTCTAGTTCCTGATGGTGGTAAAAATATTACTTCGTATTTGGAAGGTAATGCCATTCCATTATCATCATGAAATGA